AGCTCTCATCTTTAAATGCAAGATAACCGAACTGATTAGCTGTGCCAAATAATTCAGCTGCCTGTGCCGGTGTGAGCTCATTAGTACCAAAGGTAAGTTTAAGAGTCTTATCTTTCCTTGTGCCTACTGATTCAAGCTGTGCTGGTATTAATATCATATTAGTTATTTAAGATCCACAATAAAGGCAGCTCTCATCCTCTCCACCCTCTCCTGCATTTAGAATCTTCTCGCACTCCTTATCAATTTCTAAGTCAGTCATATTAGGATTAAACAATTTGACTTGAGCCCTCAAAAAGTTATACTTATTATCATTCATAAGTTAGTTAGTTTAGTAATTACATCTATTAGTGTAATTAACTTTAAGCTTTTGCTTATTAGCTAATAGCTTTAGCTAATTAACTCTATGCTTAGAGCTTAGATTCTGAGCTAATGAGAGATAGAAGTATCCAGCACAAAGATTTCTCTAAGTGTTGGGCTCTCATTAAAATGACTATCTCTCTGCTTGTCGCTTGAGTTCTTTCGCCATTATGAATTAGTGTCATCAGCAATGTGCACTAACATGGTATCTATCTTTTAGAGTAATTGCCTACCCTAAGTAACCTGGAGCTTATACCTTAGCCATACTCCTGAGCTGTGTTACTATCCCGCAGTAGCTCAATTCATTCTTTACACTGCTGTTAATCGCTTCCCTCTGTAAAAAATATAGCCCCCAAAGCGCATGTGTGAGACGCTAAGGAGGCATATAAAACCTTAAATCATTCTATAATTAACTTCACACATGTGACAAATCTATAAGTAAAATTGTTACGAGATTCATTTGTGCAAAACTATTTTTTCTGTTGAAAACGTAGCGCAGTAATGTATATCCAAAATGGCAACCATACAAAGCCTGTAAAGATAACACCCACATAAGCATACCAATGGAATGAATCTAAGTGCCTCTGATGTCTGTAAATGTTTAGGCAGAGTATGCCAGTGTGCAGTAGGAAGCCTACTAAGTAGATAATTAATATAGTCATAGTTTTTTACGTTTAGCTTTTCTTTTCTTTTGTATTGGCTCAGGAGTGAGCTCTAAGTTAGTTAATTCTATCAGTGCTTGAGCTGATTCTAATTTAGTTAGTTCGGAGATTAGCTGCTGCTCTACATCATCTACGTACTTCTTAGCACATGGGCCACAGCTTGTACCAGGGTAATTTAAGTTAGTGTACTTCTTTCTCAGCTCACCTACTACTTTCATATCTTGACTCGTTACCTGATTCTTTCTTTTTAAAGATTCAATAAAGGCCAGCATATTCTCAATAACTAATCTATCATCTAAGATAGGCCATTTCTTTGCAGGGCAATCTTTGACAGCATACATTGCTAAGTGATCTATAGGGCAGCCACATGGCTTGAATGTAATGCCATTAAGCTCAGTTGGTTTAGCAAATGGATTGATTGCATTAGTAGGAGGCCCACATGTCTTATAGCGAGTGTTAAATACTTCGCAGTTATTGCAGATTTCAATCCTCGCAGCGTAGTTTTCTTTAGTCATATTTGTAACGAATTTCTAAGTGTTACTTTAGCTTTCTTAATTGTACGGTAAAGATAGTTCAAAGGTATGCCTGTTTCTTTAGCTAACTCTTGGTAGCTGAAATCGTCTAAGGCATAAAGAAAGAATAGCTCACGCTCAAAGTATGGCAGCCTACTAATAAATATATCTAACTGCTCATTCTCAAGTCTCATTCCTACGCTTTTATTCACATCATCAATGATATCATCTTTTAGATCGTTGCGTATCTTTTCGAATCTTAAACGAGTGTAGTTAAATGAGCTGTTACTGCACCTTGCAGATAGTCTAATAGCGTTGCTAACGTAATTGTTTAGCTTACCTCGGTTATGAATATCCTGTAATTTATCTTTATCACTTTCTAATATCTTAAGTAGCGTGTCATGTAAAAGCTCATCAGCTAAATCTAACCTTGTAACAGTTGCTGCTACTCTGCGCCATTCGGCATAGCATCTATTTATTTCAGAGGTGTAAGTACTCATCAATAATTACTTTAGCCTCATCAAAGCCTTTACAAATAGCGCAGAAATATCCCCTCTCAGTTAGCTTCTTGTGCCACTCTTTCTGATGTAAGCTTACTACTCCTCCCTTCTCACGTTTCATCTCAATAGCTAAACCATGGAAGGCATCACGAGGCTCATAGATAAAGATATCAGGGAAGCCTTTAACATATCCTGTGCGCTTCATCATTACAGCCTGTCTCATGGAAGTACGAACACCTCCAGCACTCGCACAGTAAAGAGTGCCAGGATACTGAGCATTAACATAGTTAATAACAGCCTCTTGAATTAGCGCCTCTTCATTTTTCATGTGCTCAAAATTAGACTATTAACTTACTTCGTTTCAACATCTTATTCACATACTTATGCACATAGTATTAAGTGTGATATATTTGGCTATCCATTTCAGCCTTTTGGTTTAGGCTTATATTGATTATTTGATTACAGGATAGCTCTACAAACGTGTAGGGCTATTTTGTTTATATCAATTACGTCAGTTTAAACCTGATAATCTTACTGTAATATGTACCCTTTTGCGTATAATTTGCAGATATTAGCGGATATTATACGTTATCGGGTATAGTTTTGTAGATTGTTTTCCACTATAAGCCTCATTCTGTAGATTATTTTCTACTATAGCTGTCGCAAAAGTCTACTATACTTGCGACAAAGATGTTATTAATAGCATCTAATCCATATTATAGTATGCAATATCCCTTATAATACACTTTTAAGTACGATAAAGTGTGCTAAATAACACTTTAATGGAGTTATCTTAGATGAATGCGTACTTAGTGTAGTTCCTATTCAGCTCAAAGTAAGCTCTCATCATGATAGCATCTGCTATATCGGGAGAGATTCCTCCGGTGCGCTGGCTGATAGTATCTTTTGATGTTACTCTTAGCTTCCCTTCTTTATCAGGATCTACTCTCCTAATTAACTCAAGCTCTTTGCAGATATCTTCTTGCCATTTAATAGGTAGCGTTATCTCATTTTTATCTATTAGCTCGCCAAGTCTAAAGTAACAGTCTGCTTTTAGATTCATGTACTGAGTGCCTCTTACAGCTTTACTGCCATTCATAAATTCTCTGCAGCGCAAACTGTCTACCAAGCCACCGCCCACCCCATCAGCATCTGCCAGCACATTAGATAGCCTAACACTATACTGATTCATTAAGCGCTGAATCTCTGCCTTAACTTCATCTTGTCGCTTTTGCCTTAGCACTACTATATCAATGCAGCTTAATCCTTTCCATACACAAAGCACTGTTCTATCCTTTCCAAGTCGGGCAATGTCTGCTGTGATGTATCCCTCTCCTACATTCATTGGCTCCCTAAAGCAGCGCATAAGCTCATCATAAAGATAAAGTCTATCACTGCTATTATCAAATTCCCAATCTCCCTCTAAGAGTCTTTTTCTATCTGCTTCGGGCAATCTGCTTAAGCTTGTAACATAAGCATCCGGTAAGTGTATATTATCACCTGGCAAAGCTTGCACGAATGCAAGATGCTTAGGCAGATTCTGATTCTTATAAGGTAGATAGAATTGGTTATAGATCCATCCCTTAGAAGGATTGCACGTGAGTAGAATCTTTGGCTTAAGTCCAAACTCATTAAGCTTGTACCGGATACGTGAGCACACTACACTATAAGCCTTCTCACTTATTTCAGTAGCTTCATCTAAAAATACATCAGTGAGCTCAAGGCCTCCTAAGTCTTGAAAGTGAGGATCTGATGGATACAGGAATAAATCGGCTAAGATTATCTCTGAGCCGTTACTAAACTTAATAATATGACTCTGCTGATTATAGCTGAAATCCTCTCCAGCTCTTAGACCAATATCATTAGCTACTTGAAAAAATGTATTCATGGTAGTCTTTTTAAGAGTATCTAACTTAGCTCGGCCAATAAGTGAGCGTGTACCTGGGTATTTTAAGCGCCTAAGAATCTGCCACATGCAGCCTAACATAGTCTTGCCACCGCCTGCAGCTCCTCCGTAAAGTATAGTCTCTACATTTGAATCTACTGATAAGAATTTAAGAGCTTCAGATTGCCTTGAAAGAGGCTTAAAGTTGTAGTCTATTTGTCTCTCCATTGCACAAAAGTAGGTATTACTAATGTAGTGTCAACGGGTTTAGTTATTCTTTCCAAATCTAACTGCAATAGATAAGCGCCCAAAGGTTTAGGAGGTCTCATGCGCTCTACGTGAAAGCCCATAAAGCCCTCGTCATACTCTTCTTTGTAAGATGCTGTACGAATGTGATGCACGTATCTCATATTGATTCTATAGCCTCCATTAGCAGCATAGCATAACTCTTCGACCATATCAGAGTGATGGTAAAGTTCATGCACGTGGCCTGCCCAAATGCAATCAGCTCCATCTATCATTACACCCATACGGTTATTTTGAATTACTCCCTTCGTAACTACTCCTCCTCCTCCTGATCCGTGATAGTATTTTGTTTTAAACACCATCGCGCTCTTCTCGTTTTTCATTACTCTATGAATCCACCACCCACCATATCCACCTACTAATACATTAGTGCCAGCTTCTCGGTTAAGGCCACTAACAAAGCGCTCTATTAAGTCAGTCTCACAGTTCTTTATTATAGCAGTCTCGTGATTGCCATATCCCACAAATACAAGTAAGTGAGCGTATGGCTTCCACCAATCTATAGCGGTGTTCACTAAAGCATCTAAATAATTTGCTACGTTGTGCTCCGGTAGAATATCCTGCTTACTTCTACGCGGATCATACTTGCCCTGCATGCAGCAGAATAAATCTCCATTAACAGCAAAGCTGATATTTTCTGCTAAGCACTTATCTAAGTGAGCTTTAAGAAGCTTTCTATCGCAATGGGGATTATCCCAATGGATATCACTCATCATTAAGAATTTATCTCCACTCTTGCAAGTAGTGATTATGACATTTCTACCCTCGCGATATGATGTAATCATTTGTGATTATGTTAGATTTTAACTCCTGAAAATGCTTTTTGAATTCGTTATAAGGTACGTCTATGACTATAGCATTATCTATGCCCTGCATCAGAGCTAAGGTGCGCTCCCCTACGTAGTATGTACCATCCTTTCTAAACTCTACTTCTGCCTGGATGCCCACGCACTTTCTTGCATCAAACATAAAAGGAATATCCTCAGCATAAGTAGACTCTAAGCCTATATCTTCTGAGTAATTCCACTGTATAATAGTGCAGCTGCACAGCTCAGGTAACAGCTTCGCATTTAAATCTATTGGCTCCTTCTTTCTCTTAAATAGATTCATAAGTAAAGGTTAATAAAAAAGCCGAGCAATCAGCTCAGCTTTTAAAGTTAGTTACTAACATCTACTTGTTAGTGGAAGAAATTAGATAATTAAATCAGAATAGTGTTAATTGATTTTCTGCCTTAGTTCTAATATCGGATAAAAGAATATCTAAAATTTTATCATATCTCTGATAATCGTTGTTAGCTTTTATTTGATTGTAAAGAAGTACAGCGCCTGCTCTATAAGCTTCCTCTTGCGTATCAAATACGTTGTGCTCAGCGTGATAAATTAAAGGTTGCCCCCATCCCTGGTCTTTACCTTGAAATCTAATAGAATAACTCCACTTACCATTTTTAACAATAGCTACACTAATCTGTGCCTCATATCCCTTCAGGCATTTTAGCGTTTTAAGAATTGGATTCTCGCAAACATCCTGCTCGTTGAATTCAAATACCTTCATAACTTCCCCTCCCTTATCTCTATCTTAAATAGCTCTTTAAGTATCTCTATCTCATGGTCTTTAAAGTTGCTTATGCCTTGCTCGCGCAGGCAGTAGTTAGACTGTTCAACACCTAATTTATACGCGAGATATTCTTGGCTGTAGCCGTAAAATAATCTATAGCATTTAATGCTTCGGTGAAATGATATCATTCTTTCTCTTTGTTAATTTGTTTAATAATGTCAATATAGATAAGTCTACTGAGCTCAATCTTTTGCAAGCCGTCAAATTCAGCCTGTGCAGATTCGCCTAAGATAACTTTGTTAGATGCCTTGAATTTAGCCTCTACCTTTTGCTTAGCTATATCTTCAAATCTTGCCCATACTTCGGGTGCCCACATAGATTTCTTATAGATGCCACTCTTAAAGAGGCGCTGGCAGTTGTACGGTGCAGATATTTCTACCCATATCTCTTTACGCTGATTCCATCTATCCACATCAGCGTACAAAACATTTACAGGATCAGTAGGCTCAGCTCTTTTTATCTCAGCTTCCGGTAAGATAAGAGCCTTATTTAACTCTCTCCATACCTTAGCTTTATACTCTTCGTATCTCTTCAGCACATCGGCCATAAAGCTTATGCTGAATAGGTTGAAAGCTTCTACTCTTTCGAAGTCTTTGCCTATAGCATTATAGAGAAAGGCATTTTGCCAATCCTTAATAGTTGTACTCCGATACGTATTTTGCGTAAGTTGCTGAAGTAGAGTTACTTCTATGTCTGAAGGTAAAGCTTTAATTGAATTGATTACAGCTGCCTGTGCTATGAGCTCTCTAAATTCCTGTTCATTTAACGAGTGTAACTTAGGTGAGCTAATGCACTCAGCTATAGCTCTTTCCTCAGCGCTTAGTGAACGATTGAAGCTCTGCTGTACTAATCCTGCCAATTCTTTGCTCATCTTGTGTATTTTTATTTTGGTTAATCTCACGTGCTCTCCACTGATCTGCAGCAGCTCGCCAGCTCTTCATAGAGTTCTTACCTACTTTCCATCCATTAGATTCATAGTGGCAGTAGAATTTCTTAGCTAAAACTAAATCTTCTAAGTAGGTAACTACATCTGATAGTGATGGGGGTGTGAATTTGGTAGAGGTAGAGCGCTTAGATTCCAGCGCTTTTACCCTCTCCTCAAGCGCTTCTATGCGCTTTAAAAGTATTGTCATCATTTGGTTTAAGATTATTGATTAGCCAAATATAGTAAGATTCTCTTCCACCAAGGCAATGCTACTACTTTTTTTACAGGTTTAGTCTTTGGCATATTGACTAATCCAAGCATATCAGTATCTGCTTTTGATGCCTGAATCTCACTGTAGTATTTATTCTTTGCCTCAATAAACTGATTAAACTTATCTTGCCTTAAATGCTTCATAGCCTCCCACTCGCGTGAGCCTACTTTTTTAATAATGCCTACCTCTCTCATAAGCTGTAGATATTGCTTGCCCATTCGTTCAGTTCTTAGCGCTGCGCTTGGAGTCATTCCAGCATTAACTAATACGCATACTCTTTTTACTCGGTCTATGGTAACCTTACCGGTATCATAGCTAATGGTTAATTGCTTCATTTGATTATTTGATTTATGTTATTTACTTAAACGATTAAATGCTCGGTTTAAATCTTCGTTGTCAATATGGTTTAAGATTTGCTCTACATCAGCCCTGTACTTATAATCAGTTTCGACTAAAGCTTCTACATTCTTAACAGCGTGCAGTACAGTTGCATGATGCCTGTTGAATACTTTACCTACATTGTAAAAGCTCATAGATGTTCCTCTGCGAATAATCCACATTGCAATCTGCCTAACATCATTTAGCTCACGCTTTCTACATTTGCCTTTCATCTGATTCCAATCCACCTGGGTAAGCGTGCAGATAATCTTCATCATGTCATTTGTAAGCTTCTCATTAATTGATTCTACCTCTCCATTAATAGACTGCCAATTAAGCTCTGCTATTTGGCTTTCGCTAACTACTCTAATGATGTTATCAATTCTCTTACGTGCAAAGTGCTGCTGATCTGATGGTATGAGCAGGATTAAATCTGCTATCTTTTTTTCTAATTGGCTCATGCTGTAAATGTTTTATGCGATTCCCAACCTAATCTAAAGGCATCATCTGCTAATTTTTGATTGTACTGCTTTTCATTTTCTAAGCCTTGAGCAAATAACTCTTGTATAATTTTATCATTCAAATCTAAAGATTTGTAATTCTTTAAATTCTCATAAAACCATTTTAATGTTGTTTCTTTCTTATTCATTTGCTATCCTTCATTAATTCGATTATGTATGGTATCTCCTCCTCAGTTATTGTAGCTAGCTTACCTATGTGTGTTACCTTCATAGTGAATGGCTGCTTAATAAACTTTTGAGCTGTTGGGTAACTTACCTCCAGCACTTCCGCAAAGGCTGCAACAGTCATAAAATGACTGCGCACCCATGCGTGAAAAGGAGTAAGCTTAGAATGGCATTTCATCGTCTGCGCTTTCATTTGCTACTTGTTTAATTTGTACTGCTTCTACTGCCTCACCTTTAAGCCATGCTAAGAATATCTCAGCTGTATCTAATACATCACCTGGCTTACTTCCTTTCTGCTCTTTGCAGAATAGCACAGCGTTATTTAGCGCTACTGATTTAGAAATTGAATTCTGCACATCAGGTGATTCTTTGCGGTAATTAGAAGTGCTATTCACCGCACCACTTGGTGCAGCTGTAGTTCCACTGTATTGCATTGGATTCTGCATCTTAAAGTTGGTAGTCTTTTTACCCGTTGGGCCAGTGCGCTCTTCTACTGTATAGTGCAAGGTAGCACCTACTTGAATCTTAGGGCTGTTCATGTCCTTAACTCCTATTTGACCTATCTCTCCATTATCCATTACTAAATCAAAGTAATAAATATCTCCTGATGGGCCATTCCATGTTCTAACGAATTTCTGCTGTTTAACGATTCCTTGATTCATAACTGTGTTGTTTTTATTTATGTATTTATTTAACTTATCTGCTAACTTTTCTTCCTGCTCATCCCAATCTATCTCAGGCTTGAGCTTCTGCCAATTAGGCTCTCTTGTGTAACTCATCGGGGTTATTTTGAAAGTATGAGCGCCAGCTCTCAAATACTACTTTCTGAGCCATTTCATTAAACTCAATTACCTCTCCCGGTAGTGAGCTCTGTACGCAAATGAATTTGCTGTTGGCGCGATCAGATAACATAGCGATCAGACATAAAGTAGTCATGTACATTGCTTTCTCCCTCGCTTTCAAATTGATAGAGAAAAGTGCCATCATCAGGGAATACCTCCCCATATTTTTTAGCAGTTGAGAAATCAGTTAGTGAGTAACTGTGAGCTGATGTGTACAGCTTCCATCCGCATCCTTCGGCATCCCACCGAGATACGATAACCTTACCGGTTATGTTGTTTGGTTTATTCATGATTATTTAATTAAGTTGCTAATATACTAAATTCTTTTTATACTGATAACTACTTCGTCATTTTCCCACTCATACAAAGCTCCTTCGTTATACTCTGCAATCCAAACTGGTGTATAATCAAATTTGTAGATCTTCATCAGTAGTGGTAGCATTTGCTGAGCTACTTCCCATGTATCTGCTATGAATAAGTTAGCAGTACCTAAGCGCTCGGCCATTGAGATTTGCACCTCGTCTAATGGTGTAACAGTTACATGGTATTTCATAGCTCTACCTCCTTAGATTCTAAAATAGTTTTACGATAGGTAAAATTAAGAGCCTTATCATATTCCTCTTTAGCCTCTTCATAGGTGCTAAATGCTTTGTGATAGACTCCATCAATTTTAAGGTAGTAGTGTAGGCCATCGTACCTGTTCTCCTCTTCTAATTCAAATACTCTTGTCATTGGTTTATTTGTTATTTGGTTTACGTTTAAAAAATTCTCGTTAATGTTTGCGAGGTCATTGCAGAACTCTTCTATAAATTGGCTCATGTTTATTTAGATGTTTGATTAATTTCTATTTTTTCTAACTGTTGTGTGTCTGCATCGAATGATCCTCCGATGAGTAGGCCTGCGATAATCATCGCTAAGAAGAGTAGTGCTTTTTTCATATTGCTTATTGATTTAATTTTAGCAAATGTACTACAATATTTTAGATATGCAAAAGAAACCTTGCTAATTGTAGCAAAGTTATAAACAAAGATTTGTTAATTTAGAAAAGTAGATTGAAGATAATACCTCCTACAAATGAGATAGGAATACCTATTAGCGCTGCATTGCGCCAAGATTCTTTACGTGCAGCTTCCTTGTATAGCTCCTCCTGTGCTTTAACTAAATCCTGAGAAGTCTTTTCATTAGTTATGGCCCAAGCATCTATAGTCTTAGCCTGATCCTTAATGACAGAACTTGAGATTTTCTCACTTTTTGTCAATAAGGTATTTTGCTCTAGCAGATAATCGCGCTCAGCCTTTAACTTAAGTAGTGATCTAACTTGCTCACTCGTTAAACTGACCAGGGTATCTCTCTGAGGTAAGGCTTGAGAGTAGATTGTGCATGGCACGCTTGAGCCCATTACGGTCAAGAGAATCAATAGCGCTGATGTTAGCTTCATATCTTTCTTTATTTTGTTCTAGTTGCACATTCAGTTGTTCAATTTCAAGCATGCGCTGGGCATTAGTTGCCTCTAAAGAATCAATAACATGCGTAGCTCTATCTGCTCTGCGCTCATAACCTTCAATAGCTTTCTTGCTATTCTTTAACGCTATGTACATCACTTGAATAGTTATGCAGATGGTTAGCGCCACTACCATAACTGCAGCTGCTTTAATTTGATTCTTGGCTTCCTGTGTCATTTGATTTCTTTTTATTGGCAAAGATAGATTCTATAACTGTTAATCCCAAGCCTCCTCCTGCTAAAAGTAGTAAGCCATCAAACATGTATTCAGGAGTTTTATACTCAGTGAAGGTGCCGATGTAAGATAAGTTAATGCATACTATTAGTGCTAAAATAGATGCTACTCGTTTAGAGCTGGCATCTGATTCATTACTAAATATGCTCTTAAGCCATTTCATCTTTTTTTACGCATCTTATAGATGGTATAGATGGATGCCACAGCTGATAGCATTAAACAAAATATCTTTAATGCAAATTCTACATCTAGCATCCATGCAGGCACGCTAAGTAAGATGCTGCTAACTGTACCGGTTACTCCCTCTGCTATCTGCTGCTGATTATTGCTCATGAAGTAATGTGTATGTAAATGACTTCTTACCACTTTTGATGCATGCCTGAATAAGCTCTTTGAATTGTCCTGCATTGTTTAATACTTGACAACCTGCACTCCACTTATCTATATTCTTTGACTCGGCAGATTCATTAGCGCGATGGATGTTAATTCCAAATAGGCCCGTATCTTCTTTACCCTGCTCTTCTGCAATGCTATCCTTATCAGCATCTCTGAATACAGTTACCTTCTTAGACTGCTTTAATGCAGTGTACTTGCCCTGATGCAGGCCTATAACATAAGTGTCGACATATTGTCCTGCCTTTAATACTGCTGTGCCTAAAGAATTAATAGGATTGTTTAGCCAAAATGTACCTGGATTAGTTGTGCCGGTATACCATTTCACTTCGTTGCCTTGCACCAATCCAATAAGATCATCAAATTTGTTAGGCTCATTAGCTTTACTTCTAATTCCTACCACGTGAATAGTAGGCCATTTGTAGCCAAGCTCAGTGAATTGAGCCTTAAGCTCTTCGATTGTTGGTGCTTTCATTCTTTCTAAGTTCTTTATCTCGTTTAGTTAAATAGACCTTAAGCTTTCGCTCATAGTCTTTTCTTGTTTGCTGCTCCTTTGTTAGCTTCATTCTTAGTTAGTAAAGTTACGAATACTAAATCTATTCCATGGATTCTCAGTATCATTCATAGTCCTGCTAAATGCGATTTGACTCTGTCTATTAACTACACGAATGGGTGTAATATTAGGGCTTGTGTTATTGCTATACTCAGGGTAATCTGAGTTATTAGCACAAAGGTAATCTACCAATCTTTGAGTGTAGTAGTTAGCATTCTCACGTGCCATATCTCTTAAACTTGAAAGCTCACTTTGAGAAATAGCTGTAGTGTTTTCAGATTGGCGAGTAACTAAGTTACCGTTATCATGCTTATACATAAGCATAGGATAGAGTTCTACCATAGTCCACCACGCTGTAGGCTTAACTATGTATTCATTAAGTAGAGTCTCATAGACTCCTGCCAATGTGCCTGCGCTTATCTCATTCTTAATCTTGTTAGTTAAGTTAGTGCCAAGCCAAAGTGTTATGTACTTATCCTGCGCCAAGTATATTGCAGGTCTAATTAAGTTAGTATCTACAGCTTCATTTAGCTGAGTATATTTCTTTAAGAATTCCTCGTTAATAAAAAGTATTTCGGGTGCTATTGCCATGGTTGTTTAGTGTTTAATTAGATTGGATTAACTCGGCCATTATCCGGCATATCAAATGGGCGAGTATTAGCTGTAGCAAAGTCTTTAGCTATATCTTTTAAAGGCATGCCTGCTCTGATAGCTTTTGCTACCGAAATTGGATCAGATGACTCTAAGCCATTATCAGCGACAAATCTACCCTTTTCTCTTTTACGGAAATAAACTCTGCGCTCAAAAGCATGTTTGCAATTTACTCCGCCTTTATACAACCAAACCGAATAGGTAGTGCTGCCTCTTTGTGCTAAGCCTTTATTTAAAGTATTTGTATCAGGCTCCATGGCTTGCAAATCTTCATATCTATAGACATAACCATTTTGTGCAGCGTTAGCCATTTGTCTGCAGAATCTTCTACTTTGTGCACTTGTATTTTTTGTGTATGCATAGCGCACTTTGTATAAGCCGCTATCCATTTCAGAAGGCTTATCAGGATCTGCATAGCTGCGAACTGAAGCAAGATTCACAGGCTCAGCCTCTATCAATTCCCACTCTTCCTCATCTACTATCTCGCCCTTATCTTCTAAGAATTCGCACCACCAATTCTCATCTTCATCTGTAAAGATTGGAGGCTTTTCTTGTGGCTCTAAATTAATCTTTTTTTTTTCAGCGCTTAGCTGAGTTGTTGCATTTTGTGCAACAGTTGTAGTAGTGATTTCTTCCCCGAATATATCATTACTCTCAATATAGATATCAGCACTAATGCCCATGCCTCTAAATATTTCCTCAAGTGAATCAGTTACAATCTGCTGATAAGGCTCAATGATGTTTCTATTGAAGATGCGATAAGCCGATTTCATTTCATCAGCGTTACTGCCTAATCCTCCTGCATCTCTAATACCAAATAGTAGTGGTGATGTTACTCTGTGAGCGCCTAAGATATTCTCTCTTGACTGAGTGCTTAACTCCATCCATTGCTTATCAGCATCGGACATAGGTACCAAGTCTAAACGAGGTGCTCTATCTGCAGATTCATTAAATGTAAATACTACTTTGCCTGCCTTCTTAGCACCTACCATAGTTTCCCAATTTCTGCGGATAGCCATTTGCTCCTCAGGATCAGGAATACCGTTATTCATGTGAAGAAAATAAGACGGTGCCATACCATTGCTTAAGAAAGCTCGGTAGAATTCGCTAATTTCTCTTGTGATTTCTATGTAATTGATAGCACTATAATAATCAGGCTTAGGATAGTAAGCACTGCCTGGAGTCATTATCCCCACAAATAGCACCTGAGAAGGCTCATCTGCTTTTGAAGTTGGATTATACATCGGGATAAATACAGGAATGTTCTTCTTTTTGCGCATATCATTCCAATCTTTAGAATAATAAATGCCAGGTATAACATCTTCATCATTAGCAACGGCAAGACGGCAATTCTCATAAGGCAAATGATTAATCTTTGCTACGGTGTTTCTATCTACACTCCAAATAACTTCTAAGTAGTAGCCACCTTGCATCTTAGCATCAAGCGTTATAGCCCTTCTAATGGTGTTTAATTTCAATCTATCTATCTCACGCTGAGCTGCAGGATTAGAGCTCTTAAATTCCTTCCCTGCAATCATAAACGCTATGCTCATGGTAAGAGCAGAGTGCACCGGTGAGCTATAGTATAAATCTATTAAGTAATTAGGAAAGGAGTTAGCCTCACCTAATGTTACCCATCCCTTTGGTGTCTCTTTCTCGTTAGCCTCTTGTGGCATTGCTGCGCCAAGATTAACTAACATTGGTGCTGCGTGTTTAATTTTATCCATTGTATGCAATGTCTGAATCTATAGTTAGGTTAGGCTCTGTAAATCGGGGAGTAGTTATATCTTCTACAATTAAATAACCCATCTGTATTACTCCCTCTACAACAGCATCTGTAGGATCTAAGTTAGTATTGCTATTCTGCCCATAAATAATATAACTAAACCTCGCTGGATAGTTAATTAGTAGGCTTGCTGATAGTGGTACATTTGCATTAGTGCCTATCTCTATGGTAGTGTACCTATCATTCTGAGCTATCTGAGTAGGGATAGCGTAAAGCTTCTCAAGTGTCTGCTCGTTAGTTAGTTCTAACAAGTAATCAGTATAGGTGTTAGCAAGCAAAAGCTCCCCTTCCTTAAGACTAAGGTAGAGGAGCTGTGCTGCTGTATTTTTAAGTAAGTAAATCATGCTTTAAATATAGCACAATTTTACTTACAATGTAGCGCCTACTACAGTAACTGTAGTGAAGTCTAAAAATGGAGTATCTCCTGCATCCTGATCTAACAAGTATGCTTTATCTTTCTCCTCACCTGTGAAAGTGATAGTGTAGCCACTCATATCTCCCTTTGCAGTACCTGAAGCTGTAGTAAAGGCAGTAACCTCTACCCCATCTTTGTAGCCACACATCCAAATATTGTCATTGTTATCCTGTACGAAAAGTACATTGCGACCTTTAGAAATGTTTTGAAGTTGTAGTGAACGTGCAGCAGTCATGCCATGAAACATAGCTACAACAGTTTGTGTGTAATATACAGTGCCATTCTCAATGCTGATAGCAGCCTCTTCTGTGAATGATCCTGTGTGCTTAGGTAGCTCAAATTCGTAAACACTTCCTGTATTAAGAGCAGTAACTAAGTTAGTTCCTCCGTTAATAGTAGCAGTGTTAGCGAATGTAGCGTAATCTCCTAAGTAGATGGCTTTAATGCCTCCGATTGCTTCTTTACATGCAATCAATATGCCAGCGGTAGTTAGACAGCTCATAGTTATTTTTTATTATTTAGTTAAATATTCTTTGCAAAGAATGGGCAGCTAATAGCTAACCCACTCTTTTAACAAAGGAGTATTATTTAGTTATCGAATCCGATAACGATATCACCAAGTACAGCGTACTGAACACCAGCGCGGAATCTCATTGCCATGCGCACGTTGTCAGATGCATCAGTGAAGCTCATATCTACAACCTTAACCTCGTTGAAGTCAGAGTTTAAGTCAGTACCGAATACTAAGTTCTCAGGTGTAGCTAAGATAACTACTGAGTCAGAGATACCTGGGCAAACATAAACATCATAACCGTTAAAGGTCAATGGGAATTGAGCAGTACCTTGGAAAGTCTGAAGGTATCCTGCAGTAGCCAAAGCTTGACGATATAATTGTGCAGTCTTACGGTTAACGTAGATCTTAAGGTCAGGTGAACCTACCAATGTAGCAGGTAATGCATCAGTACATAATTGCAATTTAGCAATTACGTTAGTAGCATCCAAAGAAGCAGCAAAGTCAACATCAGGTGTACCACCTTTGCCAGCATCAATTAAGTACTGCAATCCGTTGAATCCTGTAAATCCTGAAGATGGCCAGTTACCTTTCCAAATGTTACATTCAATCTCTTGTGCTACTTTAGCAGCCAAGTGAGAAATCAAAAAGTCAGAGAAGTTAGCAGGAACAACATCATTGATGAAGCCTCTTCCTGTTTGAGCCGCTTCCCAATCTTTTGTAAACTCAGCCTTACAAAGTTGGATGTTAACCATAAGGTCAGTTACAGTCAATACTTTCTCAGTAAGAGCTAAAGTAGAAGTAGAATTGTCAAAGTCGCAAGTTGCAGCTTTAACTAAGCCTGTTGAAGCCAAGATTTTAAGTACAGCTTTGTACTTTACGTTCTCTTTAACAGTGATGTAATTGTTTGCAATAGTATCCCCTGAAAGGACAGCTGCAGCAATGTACGGTAGCGCTAATTCGCCAGCGTAGGTTGAGGTGATGGTCAAGTTATCAGCCATGTTTTTGTTTTTTTGTTTTTGTTTTTAGTTGTTTTTGTATCTTGCTACTATAGCGCGAGTTCTATCTTCGATGTTACTCATTGCTGTAATGTTTAAAGGTGCTTGAGGTGTAGCTTGGCGCGACTGCTTTACAGTTGTTGCTGCCGGTGCTTTACTAAGCTCAGTAATCTTTGCTTCAGCAGCGCTAAGCTTCGCTTCGAATTCAGTAATGATGTTATTCAATAAGCCTTCTACTTGCTCCTTAGAGTAAGTCTCAGCCACTTCTTGCTCAATGCTTACTTCTATAGTAGGCTCTTCAGTAATAGCCTCAGCCATTGACTCGATTATCCCTGCAGCAACAACGATAGTCATACCGTTATCCATTGTATATTCTCCATCAGCAAGAGGTATAGGATTGCCATCGGCATCCATTACGAATACTTCTACTCCTTCAGCAAATGCATCAGCATTTGAGTAGATCATAGTACCATCAGCTAAAGCGCCTTCTGCCATCATCTCTACCTTAGTAGCTTCCGGTGCAGTCTCTTCTACTGATAGCTTTACTCCATGCTTTGCAAGCTGCGGAGCGAACTTCTTTAAAATGTCTTGAATCATGTTCATTGTGTTATATTTATTAGTGGAAAAAATTACAAATTCATTTCAAGCTGCTGAGCTAATTCAGCTAATAGCTTCTCTAAGTCTTTCTCAGTTACATCACTTTCACTCATTGGTGCAAACCATCCCTCTATTGAAAAGCCTTTAACCTCGCCATTCTTTACAGCTTGCCAAGTAGCATCGTCATCTACTTTTACCCCTATCATCCAGGTACCCTCAGGAAGCTCAAAGCCTAAGTTCATGCTCTTATCATGAGCACCCATAGTAACCCATGACTCTACTACTGTAAGATTATTTACCGGCATCTCATGCTGGATAGTATGGTTATGGTGCATGTTTCTCTTTAGGAATTCCTGAGCAGTTTGCTCTATAGTCTCTTTAGAATAAGTGATAAAATACTTTTCGTTATTACCATCGAATCTAACTATAGGCTGATTAGGAATAAGTGCAGGGCCGTATAGCATGCGCTTCTCTCCATCTTCTACTTGAGCTAATAACAAGTGAGCTTTAGACAGTGCTACAAAGTCTACCATTATAGCAGGCTCAGATACAAGGCTCACAGCGTATACTCCCATGTTATCCTCTTCCTCGCCTAAGCCGTATTCTATTAACTTCAATTTATCATTCATATCATTGCTTTTTTAGTAGTGGAAAAAATCTATAAATGTGATTGGTCTATTATCTTTTGTCTAGCCTCTAATGCGTTAGCTACGTTGCCAGCTAACACATAAGTCTCTACTGTGCCAGGTGCGTTGTTATTAAAGTTACCTCCGCTAAAATCTACAGCTGGTGCATTTGGCTGATTGCCTCCTCCACCACCTGATGTATTCATAGATGTATCAGGAGCACCTCCTCCAAATTGAGTCTTAGCAATCTTAGCCACGTTAGCAAATCCCATTACACCTACTGCTACAGCTTGCGCTATCTTCACAGATGTTGGAACAGTCTCAGGTGAGTTAAGAGCTTTAACAATAGCTGAATAAGTATCTACTAAAGACATAGCCATATTAAGCGCCTTATTCACGTTGAATTGTCTCTTAGCTGTTTTCTCTGTTCGTGCAGTAAAGCTTTCATTAAGTGCAGTTAATGCAGATAAGCCTTGCGCTACTGTATCTACTCTTAATTGAGCTTCTGCTTCAGCATATTTTTTAGTAATAGCTAACTCAGCTTTTCCTTGCGCTTCTTTTAAAGCTTTTGAATCTAGACCGAAAAATTCAGCTTCAGCAATTAAGGCTAAATAATTTTCTCTTACTTGTTTTAATTCTAAGTCTTGAGCAGATAACCCAGCGTTATAAATTTCTTCATCTATCGCGCCTTCTCTATCTGCTAATTCAGCTATTGAATTTAATACAGCATCATTATAGGCTTTTTTCTTTTCAAGTTTTTTCTTATTCTTAGCATCTTCTATATCAAAATCTCTTTGAGATTGTGTTGTAAGTAAGTTAATTATAGCTGTATCATACCACTCTTCTACTAATTTTAAAGAAGCTTTATTTTTCTTAGCCTCATCTAATTTATTTTTATATTGCTGTCTAAGTATTTCAAATTCATACTCATCCGCTGTAGCAGTTGATTTAAATATCTCGTTTCGCAATTCTAATTCAAAAGCTAATCGCGCATCTAATATAGCTTTTTGCTCTTCCCTGTATTTTTTATCTATTACAGCATTACTCTTATCTATTGCATCTAATAATTTTTTTTCATTATCTTCATAAACAGATATATCAAAGGCATTACCTACACCGCTTAAAGATAATTTACTATCTGTTCTTAATTGAGCAAGTTTACTCCTTGTCTCTTCAAGTGCACTATTATATTTTTTTGCCGCTTCATTTTTTTCATTTTGCAATTTAGAATCAGCGTTAGTCAATAAATTAGCATCTTTAATTACATTGTAATAATCTACTATGTGCTGAGTCTGTTCTAATAATTGCTGATTTTGAAGTTCTATTATTTTTTTCTTTGATGTTTCAGCTTCCTCTGATTCGTCTTGTATTAAAGCAATACGTATCTTTACTCGCTCTTGCTCTATCTCATTTTCTAATAATTGCTGAGAAAGCTTATACTGCTGGTACAAAGAATCTCCATATATTTTAGCGAAAGTTATTTTATTCTTAATAGCAGCGTTTTGAGCTTCTAATGTTCCTAATTCTTTTTTAAGTGAATTAAGTACAGTTGTTTCTCCTTTAAATAAAGATGCGAAATCTTTCCAGTTAGTAGCCACTAAAGCAATAGCGGCAGCAAGAATTACAAATAATAAAGTTAAAGGATTGCTAATCATTGCAGCTGTAAGATTCCTTAAGCCTGTTATCATAGACTTAATACCATCCCTAAACAGCTTAAAATCAATCCTTTTTATATTACTTCCCATCATGGTAAGGCTTTGGCCTAAGCCTTCAAAATCAAGATTGCTAATCTGATCGCGCATAATAAAAAAAGTATTGCCCATACTTTCAAAAGCAGGCCCTGTATTAGAACGAACCGCATCAGATGCATCATTCATTCTATCCTTAATCTCTCCCATCTTCTGAGAGATTTCAGCATACTTTTTCGTATTTGGATCAAACTTAACAAGCTCCTGATTTAATTGTCTATATTGAGCTTTTAATGACTGCGTAGATTTATCTACTTTGGTTGTAGACTCATCAACCTTATTAAGCTCTTTATTAATCTCTTCTAATCCTACAAATGTGCCCTCATCATTAAAGAGGAGCTTTAATATCATTTCTTGTGTAGCCATTATACTATGCTGTAAATTGTGAATGTAATTAAGCTAAGTAGCCCTATAACTATAGTGTAATTAATAGCTCTTATTTGCCATACCTTACGCTTAGCGTAATAGCTACCACTAGCCTGCTTAAACTCTTTGCTATTTCCCTGCACTCCCGACCTTAATAAAGTCATACTAAGTATAATGTCTTTTTGTGGATTTGTCATATTATAGGTGTACGTTGGAATTTAGATTGAGTGTATTGAATGGTTGCGCTTATTACCGCTGTTTTGCCTGTTGTTTTACACGTTATGTACGGTGCTAATTTGTTACTTACAATAGGCAAGTACAAAGCGAATAAACTCGCACCAAACCCACTATTAAATTGATTAACTAAGATGGGTGCAGATGCGCTTTGAGTAGTCTTGTCTTTCCATACCATAGCGCTATATTCTAAGCTTGCTACTCGGCCTGTAAAATCGGTTACGTTGTAATCATATTCAAGAATAGAAATGTATACCTTAACCATCCATACCGTTTCAGTTGGTGTAGCTATAGTGCCGTTATCAATGCCGTCTATGTATAAATCTACATTCGTTGGATTAGCTTCTAATTCACCCAACCCCATGAGCTGAATAAATCCATGCTGTGATCTACCTGGTATAGTTATCCCAAAGTCGCTCGTTCCATCGTACCAAGTACCACCACCAAAGTGCACCCCTCTTACATCAGCCTCTGCCCATCGGCCCATAACTGTAGTACCTTCTAAGTTAGGTCTGATAAAGTTGCGATAGCCTAGCGCTTGGCTGTAGTTGTTGTTAGGTGAGATGCCATGACCTAAGCCACTAACTAAGATGCGCTCGTTATTATTTTCGATGGATGCTCTATTGACATTACCCATACCGGTAGCGCTCTTTTGATTACCACTTGTGTTAGTGATATTGCTACCGCCTACATTGTTAGGTGAGGTGATTATCCCCCCTGTTCCATTAGTTCCTGTAGATGCAAAGCAAGCGCCTTTACCACTGTTCCAATTATAGCCGTAAAACTCGCAGCATTCTTGTGAGCCATTGCTAAGATTACCATCGTAATCTAAAAAACGAACTGCTCCTGTAGTAGTGCTGATCGTAGATGGAGTATATTGGCATAAAGCTCCAATGTCAAGTAATCGGATAAGCTTACACTTTGTTACTTGCTCATCTGCTACTATGTAATCAGTAAGCTCTATCACTCTCCATAAAGAATCTTTAACCCATATCTTATCGTTAAACTTTAAGCCAAATACATCGGTAACTGATAGCTTAAAATAAGCTTCCATTATCTTTTGTTCTGAATCGTAAAGCTCAGCAATATACTCCCTCCAATATCTATCAAACAGCGTATGTAATGGCATGGCCTCTATTGGATGCGGAGGAATCTCCTGCCCAAAGTTTAGGTCATTTGTACCTATCTCAGTTGGAATGGATGCGTAATGGCTTAGCAAAGGAATAACTGTAAAGCTAGCATCTTCTGCTACCTCATCATAAACCATAACTACAGCACTTTCTTCGTAAGCTCTTCGGTAAAGAATGCGTGGCCCAGGTGCCATGAATTCACCCGTTTCATTAAAGTATTTAGGGATGATGTAATTAGTATTAGGGATTAAGTCGCATGGCGAAGCTCCAAAGGTTAGCTCAACAGTGTAATCACTTGTGCTAAAGTCATTGCCTGCATCTGTTAGGCGCAGCTCTCCATAGACTCTCTGCGCTCCGCTCTTGTACTTAGCGTTAAAGAAATCTCCCTGCTCTTTGTAGCTCCACTTCAACAATCTCTTTCGGATGTCAGCTGCAGGAGTAAGTACAATGTCTTTTGATAGGTCAAGCTTACCGGTCCAATCGTAATCATCACCGCTACCCAAATACTCTACCATTGGAATAATCTCAACAGCGTTAGGTGTATTTGGATTAGGCACCAATACAGCGTTAAACATCTTAAGAATATCTCTCAAGTAATCTACTTGCTTTAGTTCAGGTGCGTTACGTGTAAAACTAACAGGCTGAGCCTGCAGCTCTCCCGTTACAAATGAAGTTGAAAAAGTAGAATCAGTATTAACATCTATTGTTAGTTGGCTTCCCAAATGGCCGTAGATATAAAGTCTTATCTCATCTCCTGTTTGAATTTCTAAAGTCTTATTACAAACTGCATGTATAATTGTAGCTGCTGTTGGATCATAAACCTGATTACTATTATTCCAATCAAACTCTATATTTGTTAAACCTTGACCGTTAGTCATCGGCTGTATTGTCTCTATGCCTCCTCTTGTTATTCCTAAATTTATATCATACGTGCTAACACTTGTGCTTGCTGCTACTTCTATGAATAAATCAGCATTAAATGTAATGTTAAAATTACCCTGAGAAGTGTATACGTTAGATGCAAAGCTGTTAGATGGATCAAAAGTTTCTACCCATCCTGTAAGTTGCTTTCGATATAAACCTGTAAATGGTATTACAGTTAAATTAAATGTCTGATTACTTGTATAGTTTGCGCTAAATTTAGCCTCATCATTTGATACAGATCCTAATGTTAGTGGATTAGTGATGTAAGGCACGTACATGTGTTGAAGTTCATCATTCAATGTAGTACCGCTATAGGCAAAGCCTGCCTCTGTGATAATCTTATTAAGCAGCCACTTAGCCTGAACAGCTAGCGTGAGCTCACCAGTATAAATAGGATTAACTGAGCTGAATACTCTTCTACTACCTATTGCACTATCCTCACTCCAATTCTGCCCTTTATCAGTCAGCGTGTAGCAAATAGCATTTTGAAATAAATCACCATCATTAATAGCTATTATATTTTCGTAGCTATTCTCATGAGCTAAATCAGTATAGTCTAATTCTTTCAGCAGCTTATCTCCAATGCTGCGAGCTAAGTCAACAGTCTCACCAAAAAATGAAATAACGAATTCATGTATCTTACCCTGCTGAGTAACTGACTGCTTAAATTGTATGTGTCCTTCTGCGATTGGTAAAGTGTCTACTGATAGCGTTGCTGAAATCTTGCGTAACACATTGATTTGCGTAGTGTCATCATTCAGCAAATTAGCGTTATACTGCTGCCCGAAGAATTCTACATTATTCTTTGTAGCAGGTATTCTAAACTCACGCGAGAATGCTCCCCTGGTAGTAAACTCAGATATGCTATTAAAGTTAGATGAGTAGCTTATGCTCTCATTCTCGTACAAGTCTACTAATACCTGAGCGCCATTATCGGCAGTTACTACTAATATTACTGTTGGCCTCATGCGTTGTAATCGTTACTGAATTTTAACACTAATTCTAAATCTGTTTTACGTGAGCTTCTGCTCTTCACCGCTGTGTAGTTATTGCTATCAATTAGCACTGGTGTAGCTGAGCCATCAGGATTGATTATGTAAACTGATTCACTATAGATTAGATTCTTAAGGTATTCAAACTGCCCTTCGGTTAAGAAGTCAGTTCTAATCCGCATCATCTTCTCTACAAATGGGCTGCGCTCAGTTAAGCCTCTATCGTACGTATTAAATCCAAAGGCAGTTGTTTCATCTGCTATTCCGTAGTTACCTACTACTTTTCTGTAGCGCTTTCTTTCCACTGAGTAAGAGTCCTCACTACGTTTAGTAAAATTGAAATAATCCCATCCACCTCGGCTATTAGTCCATCCCAATCTCACCTTATCAAATCTGCACTCATCATCTGCTTTAAATACTGCTATTGATCGTGCAGTTGCTGAGCCTCCTGCATTTCTAAAGTTAATTAAGTAGTGATGCCATGTATCTTGCAAGACAAAAATCTCATCTATGTTAGCCGGTAAGAGAGGAAGATGGTTAAGCGTTCCTGCTCCTATTACACAAGATAATGTGTCAGTTTGCAATAGTGTTCCTGATTCATCAAATTGAAGTATTTGAATATCATCTATTGCGTTGCCCGTTAAAGTTGAGCCATCATCTGCAGGAATAGTAAGCACTCCGTAATCATCACTAAAGCCTGTTATCCCTATCGTGTTAGCGCCTAAGCTATACTGAGCTAACATGTCATCCATTGCGTAGGTGCTCTGCACTAAGTCGCTCATGATGTAACTCGTTGCTGAGCTTAGTGCAAAGTAAGTAGCAGGATTAGGATTAAAGCCATCACTAATTTGAAAAGTTGCATTGATTAATGCGCTGCCATCTAATGGATACTCAGTAGCCTGCACTTCAAATAAGCCAAGCACCTCATAGCCCTCTTGTATAGTTGTGCTAATGCCTAAGATATTGCGTGATGTAGCAGCATCTTGCACCGTTGTAGATGCGAATAAAGAAAGAACAGCATCTGTGCTATCCACTCCTAAATCCATGGCCTGACTAACTACAGGATTAAGGTCAAATACTAGCGCACCTGATAAGTTATTAGTAGTAGTGCCATTGCTTACCGTTATCACATAGCGAAAGCCAGGCTGCCCTATGTTGGTAGATGTAGCCACTACTATAAGCTTCTGCTTTAGTGCTGTAAATATGTAGGGCTGCTGTTGTATTGTAATTGCCATGCTTATGCAGGTTTAATATTAGTTAATTTTCTCGTTTGGTTTAATATGTAAACATTGACTGCATCAGCCATTGCCTCATTCAATCGCGTGCCATATTCAGGTAAGGTCTCAAGATACGCATCTCTCCAATAATACAGCGGAGCTATACCTTTCTTCTCTATGCTTTTAGCCATTGCATTAGCTACTCTTCTACGCTGATCCTCATCTTTGTTAGCTGCGCTCTTAGCAAACTTAGTCATCTTGCCTGTCTCACCCATAGCTCTCAGCTTAATCCTCTTTAGATTCATCCAATTAAAGATAGCCTCTACCGGTGGCTTAGCTGCGCTTGCTGCGAATCGTGTATCTATCCCTTTATAGTTACTCTCCTTACCTTGTCTACCATACTCTACCCATGCTGCATAAGCAGCAGTAGAGCCAAAGCCTATAGATGGGATGCTACCTGTAACATCTAAGTCATAATAGAGTGAAGCTGCTAGCGTGCCTGTTGTGTTAGCTCTACGCTTCTTGCCATATCTCGTTTGCTGGATGCGAATGTTAGAGCGTGCGCGATCAGTAACGGTCTCCCCGAAATCTAGCAGCACATCGTATAGCGCTCCCTGTTCGAATAGCTCAGCAAGTATGCTCATTCTTTCTCAGCTTCCTCTTTTATCTTGTTGAAGAATTGGATCAATGGTAAGCCAAATTTGACTGGCATCTCTTGAATGAAAGCGTCAAGTTGCTTCAAATGTTCCTCTGTTAATTGCATATTAGAAAGTTATAATTGTTACTCCTATTGCGTTTGCTACGCATTCAGTTACCCATGCGTTATCTAATCCCCACGCTGCGAACTCTTGTTCGGTCAAAGTGTAGTTGCCGTTTGTTAGAACTGCGCCTTCGTCGGTCTTTAA